AGGAGAAAAAACAATGTCTATTCGAAAGAATAATCCAGATGCAAGAAAAGCATTTAGAGCTAGACATAATTGTGATTCACCAGGACCAAGACACAAAGCAAGATACTGGTCTTGTAGAAAATGGTAAAACAAAAACAAATAAAGGTTATAATTTAAATTAGGAACAAAATGGCAGATACTTCATTTTTTGGTAGATTAACGAAACTCTTTCGTACACAAGCAGTTGTTACTGTTGATAAGGATGGTAAGAGAAAAGTTGTTGATACCGATGAAAGACAACAAACGAATCTATCCTCATTAAGAGATAGATACACGAAACTACAAAAAAGTTTCTTCGAACAAGCAGGTGGTGCACAATCAATGGCATACCAACAAGTTCGTAGAGAAGTTTTTAGAGATTTTGATGCAATGGATAACGACCCAATATTAGCATCAGCATTAGATATATACGCAGATGAATCAACACTAAAGAATGAATTTGGTGATACACTTTCAATAGTATCAAGTAGTGATAAGGTACAAGATTTATTAAGAAACTTATTTTATGATGTTCTTAATATTGAATTCAACTTATGGCCATGGGTAAGAAATATGTGTAAGTATGGAGATTTCTTCTTAGGTTTAGAAATCGCTGAAGGTAAAGGTATCGTAAATGTTACACCCCATTCAGTTTACAACACAGAACGATTAGAAAGAACAGACCCATCGAATCCAAATTCAGTAAAGTTTAAGATTACGGAAGACCCAAATGGAAAAGAAGAATATGAAAACTTTGAAGTTGCACACTTTAGATTATTAGCAGATACAAACTGGTTACCATATGGTAAATCTATGATTGAGAATGGAAGAAGATTGTGGAAACAATTATCTCTAATGGAAGATGCAATGTTAATCCATAGAATTATGAGAGCACCTGAAAAGAGAGTTTTCAAAATTGATATCGGTAATATTCCACCAACAGAAGTAGATAACTATATGCAAAGAATTATGAACAAGATGAAGAAAGTTCCTTTTGTTGATAGAAATACTGGTGATTACAATTTAAAATACAATATGCAAAACCTAACAGAAGATTTCTATCTTCCTGTTCGTGGTGGTGATAGTGGTACACAAATTGATAATCTTTCTGGTTTAGAATATGCAAGTATAGAAGATATTGATTATCTAAAAAATAAATTATTTGCAGCTCTAAAGATTCCAAAAGCTTATTTAGGATATGAAGAAAATGTAGGTGGTAAAGCAACACTAGCTGCAGAAGATGTAAGATTTGCAAGAACAATAGAAAGAATACAGAGAACAGTAGTATCTGAATTAACTAAAATTGCAATAGTACATTTATACTCTCAAGGAATTACTGATTCAGATATGACTAATTTTGAATTATCCTTAGTTAATCCATCATTTATTTATGAACAAGAAAAATTAAATCTTTGGAGTGAGAAAATTAGATTAGCTCAAGATATTCAATCTCTTAATATGTTATCTAAAGATTGGGTATATGATAATGTATTTAAATTATCAGATGCAGAATCAGATGAACAAAGAGTTATGATGTTAGATGATTTAAAAGATAGATTCAGATTCCGTTCTATTGAAGATGAGGGTAATGACCCTGCACAAGAAGATGAAGAGCCAGATGATATTGAAGAATCAATTGAAAAAATAAAACAAGAAATAAAAGATAAAGGTGGCAGACCAAGAGAAGGTGGAACTTATAAAAAAGATAAACATCCACTTGGTAGAGACCCTTTAGGAGATAAAGAAAGAAGAGATGCTAAAAGAAATACAACTTCTGAAGAAAAGGCATTAAAATATATCAATGGGATTTCATCAAAAAGAAAATATTTACATGAACTAAAAGGTATGTTAAATGAAGATAATATATTAGACGAATAGTAAAAATTAACTGAACTTTTATAATTTTATATTTATAATAGGAGAAATTTACTATATCATAATAGGAAATAAACAAAATGAAAAAAATAAAACATTCAAAATTTAAGAATACAGGTTTTCTTTTTGAACTTTTAACTAGACAAATTACTCTTGAGATACTCAATGGTAGTGAAGAAAAGGCAAAAGAAATAATTAAAGAATTCTATGGAAGAGGAACACAACTTTCAAAAGAACTTAGATTATTTAACCTTATTATTAATGAAAAATATAATTCAGAAGCTAAAGCTGAAAAATTTATTGATGTAGTATTGGAGGCTCACACTAAGTTAGATTATAACAAACTTCAAAGAGAAAAGTATAATCTGATTAAGTCTATAAAAGAAAACTTTGAAATTAATAATTTCTTATCTTCTCCTGTAACTAACTATAAGATTTTAGCTTCTATACACAAACTTTTTGAAGGTAAAAAGAATGATGTTCTTGATATCAAGGATATATTTGATTCAAAACTAACATTAGTAGAACACATATCAACTAATTCAGAATCTACTTTGAAAGCAAAAGAAGATAAATTAGTAGAAGAATACAGAAAACAAGAAAAAGACCTTAGATTGTTGACATATAAGATTCTTGTTGAAACTTTTAACAAAAAATATACTACTTTAGATAAATCACAAAAAGGATTATTAAGAGAGTATATTAATAATGTTACTAATACATCAAAGTTCAATGAGTATTTTGAATCTCAGTTAATTGAAACAATCACATCTTTACATTCAATGTATAAAGGTATGAAAGATAAGATTACAAAAATAAAGTTGAGAGAAACAATAAATGTTTTGAAAAAACAGAAAATTGGTAAGAAAATTACCGATTCACAAGTTTCAGCTTTAATGATGTCTTATGAATTGATTAAGGAGATAAAAAATGTCAATGGAACTAAATCTTAAAGAATTTTTAGAAGAACTTATCCAAGAAGTTGAAAAAGAATTGGATGAGGCAACTGCAACAGGTAATGTGGCTGGGTATAATGTGCCTGGTGCTTTCTCTGATGGTGGTAGAAAAGATAAAAAACGTAAGAAAAAGATTTCAACTCAATTTGGTATGAAAATAGTTGGTAAAATGGATGAAGCTATCAAAGGTAGGAATAACAAAACTGGTGAATCATTCGGAATGGTTATCGGTTCTGATAAAAAAAATAAAGAAGGTGAATTTGAAGTAACTATACGAAAAACTTATAGTTCAAGAATAAGTTCTTACAAATTTATGTTTGATAAAGGTAGTAACCTTATTGCAATAAAAGATTATGGGTACTCAATGGATGGTAAGTTTCCTGATATGAAAGGTGGAGGTAGTGTAAAGAGTATCAGACCTAATGGAAGAGAAACTATTACTCAGATAGCTAAAATCACTTCTCCTGCATTTGCTAAGAAGATTGTTCAGCATGTAAAGAAAGTTAACGAATCAGTAAACGAAGCAATATCCCGCTCATATTATCTTGAAAAATATGGTGCAAATGATGAATTTAGTGGAAAGAAAGTTGCTAAATATTCAAAATTTGATAAAAATAAAATTAAAAGTGATTTCAATCGTTTCGCAAAAACATTAAAAGATGAAGAAGAACTTCATTTTATGGGTGTAAACAACGATAAAAAAAGAAGTGGTGATGAATACCTATTTAGTGTAGTAAATCAAGATGGTGAAAATAGAATAGAAATAACTAGAGGGAACAGAACCTTTTATAAATCATTCAAATCTTTTAAATTAGAATCAGTAAACGAAGTTGGTAAAGGTAGTAATTGGGCAGAAAAATATGTTAATGATACTAATTTATATAAAAAATTAAATTGGTATATAAAGATGGGTAAAGGTGCTGAGAAAAAAATCAAAGGTAAAGAATTTGTAATAATGTCCGATGGTAGTGCTCTTATATGGAATACCAAAACATCTGATTGGGAATTATATAAACCAAAAAGAATAGATAAAAAAACAGGTAAACCAACTTATGAATCAGTAAACGAAGCCAAAGTAAAAAGACCTGTTAATCGTTGGTTAGAATTAAAAAACGATGAAACAATGCATCCTCATAAGAAGATGGCTATGGGATTGAAAGAACTTAAATATCAGTTAGCAGAAACTCAAAAGTTTTTTAATTGGTATAATAAGATTAAAACAATGAATGAATTAGATTCAAATCAGTATTGGAAAAGAACAAACAAACATATTTATAAGATAAAGGAGCGATTGATAAACATTGCTCGAACTATACAGGAGATTGAAAAATGAAAATAACAAGAGAACACTTAAAAAACATAGTTAGAGAAACTATGATTGAAGAATCTGAGTATCAAGAATTTTTCAAAAGAGCTTTAGAAAAAGCAGGTAAATCAATTCCTTCTATGTCTGATGAAGAAAAAAAGAAATTCTTTAACAACATAGAAAAGACTTGGAAAGGTAGAGGAGCAAAAAAAGAACAAGTTTCTGAATTAACAGCTGCTCAGAAAAAATTACCACCAGCACTTCAAAAAGCAATAGAGAAAAAAGATAGTAAGAAGAAAGACTAAAGTGACTAAAAAAGAATTGTATGATATAATCAATGAGGAAATCGTTAACTTCAAAAAAGGAAAGATTAACGAAGAACTTAATGAGTCTGATAAAGATTTAATAAGAAAAATCATCAGACAGGAAGTATCTGCAATCTTTTTTGATTTATTTAAAAAACGTAAAAGTTGGGGAGCATAATGGCAAATTTATTAATAGAAACAAACCTATTCGAAGGTAGAGTAAACGAGGACGAGAGTGGAAGAACTATCGTTAAGGGTATTTTACAAAGAGCAGGTGCTGAAAATCAAAATGGAAGGATATATCCTAAACCAATTTTGATGAGAGAAGCTAAGAAATACGAAACACTTATTAAAGAAAGAAGAGCACTTGGTGAATTAGACCATCCAGATTCTTCTGTAATCAATCTAAAGAACGTATCTCATAACGTAAGAGAGATACATTGGGATAATGATGATTTAGTAGGAACAGTTGAGATTTTACCGACCCCATCTGGTAACATCTTAAAAGAACTACTTAAAGCAGGAATCCTTTTAGGTATATCATCAAGAGGTATGGGTTCAGTAGAACCTCTATCTGGTGGTAAAGTACAAGTAGGTGAAGATTTTGAATTGATTGGTTGGGATTTTGTTTCTAATCCATCAACACATGGAGCATTTATGACTCCGATGAACGAATCTGTTAACAAACAACTTATTAAACAAGGTGAAGTTTGTAACGAGTGGTGTAAATCACAAGATTTGATGAGAGAAATTATAACAGAAATAACTTAAGTTATGGCATTTGATATAAAAAAATATTTAGGTGATAATGATATTAAATTAGGAACAGTAACAAGAAACGTTGCAAGTGTTCCATTTAAAGGTGGTCACAATGATGTAAGAAAAACTAACTATGATGTTAAGATTACCGAAGATGGTAAACTTGATTTATATACTCTTAAAAAGGAGACAAAGAAATTATGATTAAACTAACTGATTTATTACAAGAACAAGATTCGTTTACTGCTACATCTAAAAAGAGTGGTGAAACTGTTGTATTCAAATCTAAAGATGCAAGAGATTCGGCTCTAAAGGCTGGAACTCATTCTAAAATAAAAGATTCAGAAGATGGTGATGATAAAAAAGATACTCCTAAAGTGAACATCTTTGATAAACCGAAAAAGAAGGATGCACCTAAGAGAGATGATAACACCGATGCACAGATAGATGATGTTCAAAATAATATTGGTGATTTAGATGGCGATGAAATGAGAGATTATGCAGAATCAGATATATTCCCATATCTTAAAGGGAAAGATTTAGAAACTGCAAAAATGTT